TATAAACCCCTCTGGCTCTCAACTCCCCCAACACTTTTTCAACAATTCTAAAATTCGTTCTATATATACGGTTTTTTGATATTATTTACGGCATTTTATAAATTTGATTGTTATAATCTTTTCTTTATTAAATTATGATTGGATCGGTTAGTTGCTTTTATAACGGAAAACTATTGACAACAAGACCTCTCACCGAAAAGAAAACATTACAACATTATAAAAATAATGCTCAGGCTGTCATCATAGAAGGAATGAGAGCTGGATGGGATATTCCAAAACTTATCAAGTTTAACAGAGACTTCATCAAAAAATGGCGTTATCAAGAATTAAAAAGAAAACCAGATAAAGAAGATCTTGATCTTGTATTGATCTCAATATTGATATTAATTAAATTTAAAATCATTGATGAGGAAGGAGACCAAGAAGGTCTTCTAATATGTTCTAAGCCAAAGAAGCGAAACCATTCTCATCAACATTAACTTCTAATTCTTCCTCACTTACAGCATCTCCTTCATCTTCTGAATAATCATATATTTCTTCATCACTTTCCACTTTATCATTTTTTATCTTCTTACCCTTGGAAGACTTCTTTACAAACTTCTCTGGTAGAGGAGAATAATCATCATCACTTTCATCTTCTTCCAACATCAACTTTACAATAAATTCAGCCATCTCAGTTTCCCCAGCTTTGTGAAGAAAAGCACCAATCTCTGCCAATTTATCAAGATCGCTCATTTTATATATTTTTATATTTTTTTTATGAAACATAAAATTTAAATTATTGGAAAATATCTTTTGTATATTTTATATTTTCTAATTCACTTTCTGGATCCTCAACCCGTTGGGCGATCTCTTGATCGCTCTTTATTTTACTCTGAAGAAGACTACTCACTAAATTTAGATTAGCATTTATCTGTTGATCTACCTTAAAAATGATCGCTGAATTTAAATCTGTTCTGGCGAATGTTCCATCTGGTTCGTGAATACTACATCTGATCCTTGTAATCACTCGGTCAATTGTATTTGTAAATACTAACTCTGAACCAAAGCCATTTAGGAAATCAGCATATGGATTCGCTTTATTTGTAATCGCTACAATTGGAAGTGTGATTCCACTGGTCGCTCCTCCTAAGACTGTATTTTGTTCATTTAAAATATCAGAACGTATCGTGTAATAGGGTCGTAGAGTTTTTGTAGGTAGTCTTTCAGCAGTTATATTTACAGAAGTGGGATTCTTAACTGTGATCGCTGGTGTAATATATCTCCCAGGATGTGTAAAATTCTTCCCTGATGGCTCAGTACCGACTGTATTTGTTGAGACCATCAAATCGGCCAGAGTGGCATTTTGTAAATATTGATACAGATCAGCCTCAGGTATATCAGCATTTGTTGTAATTATATTTACATTATTTAAATCAGCATTCGCTCCCGAAGCTTTTAATCTGACTTGTCTTGATGATGTTGTGTTTGGATTATGAAACTGATTATATCTGTATCCCATTGTTCCAACTAAACTCTGATCCCAAAACTTTTCTGGAACCAACCAATCTTCTATAAAAACTCCACCATCAGCATCAAAGACTCTATAAGGTTCTATTCCAGAATTATGGGACACAAAAGTATTCAGTGATCCACTTGTAAAACTCGCACTAAATGTATCTGTATAAGGAAGAAGCTCAGGACAATAATTTGTATAAAGAGGTCTTTTATTGATCTTATAACAAGAAACAGAAGCATCTGGATTTATTGGAACAGATTTTGTTTGATTATATCCCGCTGAATCTAAATTACCAACAACTTCTGACTGATGTAAATTATTAATCTGAAATCTTTGTTGATCTACATCATAATTTACTATTGGTTCATCAGCTCCCAAATAATAACCAAATTGATATTTATCAAGATTGTATATTTTGTCTGAAGTTGCCTGCCCAAATGTATATTGTCTCACATAAGGATTAGTTCCTCCATCATTATAATTTGCTCCCTGATAATCAGCATTCCCATTTAACAACATCATCGCTAAACAACCATACGATGTAAAATGATAATCAAACCCAAATCTTCTTCCACCTCCTGTTCCTAACTCATATATTCCCGAGGAAGCGTTTAAATGGAAAAAATGGTCGGGGATCTTGTTCCCTGTTTTAGTAAATTGGAGACCTATCTCAAAATGATCTACTGATCCAATTTGATTATTATTTCTTAAAACTTTTCTGGCGAAACCAGCGACCAATTGATCGTAATTGGCTTTCATTTGTCCGTTAGAATTTATTCCTCTAAAAGTTGTGAAATCAACATCTTCAGAGGTTAAATTTATTGTATCAGGATTAAAATCACAAAATAAAGGAAATGATGTTTGACTCGCTGAAACAGCTGAATTATATAAATCATAACCTAATGAATCAGGTCCCGTTCTATTGTCTCTTATATTACTCCCAAAATCACTTGGATTTTGTAATGAAAATGGATCATTCTCTTCATCAAATAAATTCATATGTATAAATCTTGTAAATGATGCTGAAACATCTATCCCGCTCTGTTGATAATCATCAAAGAGCTCTGGATAATTGGCCTGAACCGCAAAAAAATCACTTAGTAATTTTATATTTTCATCGGTAAAATAAAGACCAGTACAGAATACTTCTTCATTTATGTGATGAGAATCTTTTCCAGTATCATTTAAAATAATTCCCGTAGAACCATTTAACTTTTTACCTTGTATATATAATTCTGGTCGTTTCAGTAATATATGTTGATAATTTGCCAACCAATGATAAGAATTATTCACATCACCAGTTCCATCTGTTTTAAACCACTCATCAAATGTTTTCTTGTTAAAATTTGTCGCAGTAGCACAATTATACATCCTATACATCGGTGATTCTGTTTTAAAACTAAATGTTTCTTTTCTTGTAAAATTATTTGCGTTAGAACTTGTATCATATTCTAAATATTCCAGATTCGTTCTTTCATTTAATTCTTGAGTTAATTGATCGGCTAAATCTGTTGGAGAATTATAACCCGGATTCGCTTTGATTGATATTAAATTTCTTACTTGTATATACTCCCCAAATGTTGCGGGATCTCTTAATCCTTCAGCGTACGACGCACTATATCCATCTGCTTGACTTGGTGGTAAAAATGTAGTTTCTAATGCGGAAGGAAATTTAAATGTAAATAGCTGATGTGAGTTTGTATTCACTGACGCATTCTCACTCATTTTAATAGATAAAAGATCAGGTGATACACCTATCACAGAAGCATTATTTAGTGAAAAAGGAGTTTCAGGTGTAGATGTTTTTATAAGAGATCCTAATAAAATTCCTTCTGCTGTATTTCCGTGAGTTAATACTATATCAGGAGATCCCGCTTGTGCTTTACCAGTTAATGTTATTTCTGGTGTGATGGGTGTTCCATAAAATGTTTGTGTTCTTGTAAATAATGTGAATCTTGATCCATCATTTTTACCATCTACTCTATAATCACCGTGAGCAGCCCCACTTCTATAAGGCCAGTATTTAGCTGATAGATCAGCGGAACATCTATTTAATGGTCTTGGAGGATTATGTGTTTGCCCCGTATCATTCGCCGCAGAGACAGCTCCGCCATCACGACGAGAATAGGATGTCCAAAATGTTGTTGGTGTCCCACTTAATCCAGAAGCAGTATATCTCCTTGGTAAGAAACAATAACAATCTCCATTGGCACACTTATAAGGAGAAACAATTAAATTTAATGTATCATCTCTTATTTTAATATTTTGAGTTTTATTAGAACAATTTACTAATGTGAATTTTTGTGGTAAATCTTCATCTCTTAATAAATTCTGAAACTCCGTCACCTCAGTATTTACTGAAGCATTTAATTCTCTTCCTTTTATTTGGATTTCACCACTTTCAGCTCCTATTTCTGAAACAAAAGATGAATGAACTGATATCTGATCACCAACTCTTAAATGTAATCCAGTTCCAACCCTATTAGTCCATTGAGAAGGATTTTCATTATTAAAAGATAGTGCCTCATCACTTTGTGATCTGGCACACTCAATTAAGGTTGTTTTTGTATAACCATTACTCATTTTATTAATGAGTAGAAGAAAAAAATTATAGACAGAAAATAAAAGATTTACAGATTACTTCGTTAAGCGAAAGATATGTTTAACATTCCATCCTCAAGTTGAGCGACCTTCACAACCTGAAGCCATGCTCGGAGAGTAGAAGCTCCCGCCATAGTTGTGCGTTTATCATAGAGTTCCAAACCACGAGAATTTACTCGCTCCCCACGATTGAGACGATAGGCTGTGTAAAAGAACTTCTGGCGAAGATCATCCTTGGCGTTGTAATCCTCAAAATTTATTGATGTAGGAGTATCAGTTTGATCCGTTGCTAATTGACCCTCACCTCTGTAAAGATCACGGGAAATATACGGGACACGACCTTCACTCTGGAATACATTGTGATAATGTCTTGCGTCATTACTTACATCAATCGGGTAAAGGAAATTATCATTGTATTTTAGGTTCGTCACAACTTTACCAGTAGAAGTAGTAGAAACAGAAGGTCCTTCAGCGATATAGTTATTGAGAAGAGAACTATCCTTTGGAGCATCCTGTTGAGCAGCGACAAATACCTTATTTACAATACGACCAGCTCCACCAAGATTCTGAATTAATTGACCCGAAAACTCAGTGGCAGATACTGTCCTTTTCATAAACTGATAATCAACATAGTTAAAAGCCATCTTCGCATTTGCTTGGCGATATTGTTCCATCATATCCTGAGGATAGTAAATGTAATCAGCGATTAACTGACAATCACCACGAACTAAAACTACATCCTTGGTTAGAGTGGCTCCTTCAGTAATACAGACCCGCTCACTCGTAGTATCACTCTGGCGAGTTGTGAAAGTTAAATGAATACTTACCTGCTCACTCATCATAAACAGAGGAAGCTGATTAGTTTTGAGGAAGGGGAAAAGATCCGCCAGTAATATAGAATAAGTTGGTTTATTCTTTTCATCTTGGAAATCGTGAATAGTTCTGGAAGGTGCTTGGGCACCATCCTTTTCTATTGGTTCCCATACCTTTGCCTGAGCTCCCATAGGGACAGTGCTCTTTCCATTATCAATCTGGATAGACTTTGCTTCAGTTAGTGATTCAGTATTAGATGCTGAGTTGGAAGCATTCTCAAAAGGGAAAGATCGTGCGTCAAGTGTAGGAGCGATTGTCATAAAACGACCACTCATTACTTGCTCACGTTCCTTAATAGCGTCGGGAGGTAGGAAAGTTGCCTCATAGGCTGCGAAATGATTGTAATCTTCTATCTCACAGACAGTCTTAGTTCCAACACGAAGAGCCGCTCTCTGAATCAGAGAATGAACTCCAATGTTCGCTGGGTAGAAAACACGACCATCCACGCCAGTGAAAGCACCACCATCAGTAGATAGTGTAATACGAGAGTTTGAGTGAAGGATCCCCTTATTATCTAAAACAAAACGAGCCTCGGTTTCTGAAAAGATTACTGGGTCAAGAATATCAGTCTGAACATTAATCGCTGTATCAGAGCTGACTGATCCTATGCGTACGAGATCGGGAATTTGAGAAGGTTGCGGTTGAGAGGGTGCGTCAGAGTCCATATTTATGATATGAATTTATAAAAAAATTTAAGGTTAATTTTAAAATATTGATTTACTTCATTACCTGAATAGATCCTTGAGCCGATACGACTGTCTGGCGAGAATGAACGAAGAGGAAAATACTCTGTGGGTTATCTGTAGTTAGTTTGAGTTGTAATTGGACTCCGAAAGGAGAGTTGCTGAAATCAACACCCTGATCACTAATTCCATCATAACTTACACCGATTCCCCACGCTGCTCCGCCATTAATAATTGTCTTGGCTCCCGAGTATGTATCATCAGTAGAATAATCAATATTACGATAAACACTGGGTTCTACAGAAGTCCTCTGGATCTTAGCGAATGACATTACAGCGTTCATATAATTCCTAACAACTTGTGCGTCAGCGGTTTCATTATCAGCCTCCGCCTGAGTTTTCTGAAGAGTATCAATGTTGTATTCTAAGGGTTGTCTCTGTCCCGCTCGGGTGAAAACAAGTTGCTCAATCTGTGCGTTAGAACCATCCTTGTTTGTAAATTCTAAGGTCGCCAGACCATCACGAGTAAAGTTATTAATGTGGGATGCTGGAACAACATTCATAAATGCTCCTAATACTGATTTGAGACCAAGGTTAAAGTTTAATACTGCGTTGGCCGAGTTAATCGTGTTGTAGTACGATGAGATAGAATTATATACAAAAGTGTTTGTCATCTGAGGATTAAAGTTAGGATCCGGAGTCTGAACTTCACAGATAAGTCTTACATTGGATAATTCATAGAAAGCATCTACAATCTTAGCATCTGAATCTGTAGCAGAGAAAAGAACCTGTTGATCTGGTGCTAATTGGATCTCAATATTGAGACCACCTACACCCCACGTATCAGAAAGTGGGATTGGTTCCTGACCTAAGAAAAGACCACTCACAAGTGGAATACAGAAAGAGTTGGGCGAATCACCAGCCGACGCACTTGCTCCCTGAGTATTAGTAATGACACCTAACTGCTGTGCTTTGTAGTTCGGGAAGCGAAGAGCTGTCTCGTAAGCATGGCAGGCGAAGTCAGCTTGGGACTGAGTGACGCTGAGGTAGGAGCTCATCATACGATTGTGATGATTGATTGTTTCCATTGTCTGACCAGTTCGCTGACTGAAAATAGATAGAGTATCAATCATAGAATAAACACCTAAACGTTCATTCATACGAATATCATCCGCAGCGACTGGAATAATTGTAGAGTTCTTTTTTACTGTGAATTCACCTACAAGTCTTACAGAGCCAGGAACAATATAACGATCCTGTGCTCCAACCAACAGCTGAATAGTTGGCTGACCATTCTTGTATGATAATTTACCATCACTCGTAATATTACTCGGGACTATCTCTAAATGTTGATTACTGCTCATTTTTATAATGAAATTTAGATTTTAATTTAAGGTGAATTTTAAAAAAAAAACATAGAATACAAAAATATGGTTAAAATGATTGTAAAGAAAAGCGACAAACCAGGAAAGAAATTAATGGCGGTCTTCACTAAAGATAATGGTCGCACTAAAACGACCCATTTTGGAGCCTCGGGAATGGATGATTATACTCTTACAAAAGATAAAGAACAAAGAAAAAGATATAGGGAAAGACATAAAAAAGATCTTAAAACTGGGGATTACACCAGAGCGGGTTATTTATCATATTATATTCTGTGGGGAAACTCTACAAGTCGTAAAGAAAATATAGCAGCGTATAAAAGAAGATTTAATTTAGGGTGAATCTGGTTCTTCATCTGATTCCGAATTACCAAAATCATATACTTTTTTTAGTTCCTTGATTTCTACTTCCAGATTATCATTTTGTTGTTTGAGTTCCTTCACCAACTCAAGAAGATCAATGTATCCTGTGTCCTTTGGAACACCAAGAGCAACAGCCATCTCGTCAAAGCACTGGTCGGGAGTCATAGTCATTTTCAGGGTTCTTCGTTAGGGTTTTTTTGATATGTTAAATTTTTTTACCAACTATCAAATTTTTTTTACTGGGACTTAAATTCTGTTAAGAACTTTGTATGGAAATAACGACTGATTGATGTTTTTATATTGTAATTTGTGATCTCAACCTTACAATGATCTTCTGGATACATTTTATTTATGAAATCAATTATGTAGGAGAGCTCTTCCCACGATTTCATATGAACCCTTTTTCCATTTGGTTTATTGTATTTATCTCCTTCACGTTGATAATCATCAAAGAAATAGTTTGGATTGTTTTCAGGAGTCTTTTCTATTGTTAGAGTTCCATCCTCTTCCTGAATACATTCTGGGATAAATTCTACATAATCTACATCAAATCCAAATAAATGAAGTTTCCTATATCTGTCTAAGGCTGATACAACGGCGGCCGATCCACTACACCAATTCCTAACATATTTAAATGAACTCATAGGATACATTAGAAGATCTTCTATAAAAAAGATTGATCCATCCTTGGGATACTCTTTCCAAACTTCCTTGATAGCGTTTGATAATACATAAAACTGACACTTCTTTTCTTTCACAAATTGTACCACTTCAGGATTCTTACAAACAACTCTATCAACATTCACATAAATATCTGGGAACCAATCTATTTTATTCCAATATCTAAAAGCCAGACAACAACCAATAATATCATATTTAGATCGGTCTATTTTAGTGAAATCAAATCCTTTTAAAGATGCCCCATTTCCAAAGATACAAACTTCCTTGTTGCTCATTTTAATCTTAAAAAGATTTATTTTTTATGTAAGTAATTTTAAAAATGCCAATGATTGAGGTTGATCCGATGAGTATAGATCAATTAGCGGGAGCTGTTGTCCTGTTTTTAGGTTCTGTTGGTTCATTATTGCTCGTTGTGTGGCAGAGCAAGTGTCATTGTAAAGTGAATTTATGTTATATTTTCCAATGTGAGCGACGTCCTCCTAATGAAGAAGAAATGAAATCATTGAAAGATCAAACTAAAAAATTAAAGGATATGAAGAAAAAAGAAGAGAAGATCTTGGAGAAAGAAGATGAAATTTTAGAAGAACAAAGAACTCCGAGGTTAGTGCCTAAAACTTCTAAAGAATTATTTTATGAACCTGAACCTGAGCCCGAACCTTCATTAGATAAATTAGTTTAATTATTTCATAAATACAGAATGAAAATCATTGATTACTGGTTTAAATCCTAAGGATTGGAACTCTTTAATCAATTTATCATAATCACAAAAATCGGGTCTGTCTTTCTCAAAGATTATTAATCTTAAATATGGAAATAAATTTTTATTCTCTTCATAGAATGTTTCTAAGAATCCTTCACAATCAGCTATAAGAACATTAAAATTAAAAAGTGGTAAAGGATAATTCATACAACCCACATCGTTCGTTAGACATTCTTCAGTATAAGTTGCCCAGTCATTATTATCTGGAAACTTTCTTGAATCTTTAATAATTTTCTGTGGTTTTTTACTGATTGTTCCCTTGATGATTGTAAATTCAGAATTATGGAGTTTTTTGTTTCTTTCTAAACATTCCCAAACCCTTTCATCAGGCTCTACTGAAACTTGTTGGGTTTTATCTTTTAATATTTTATTTATCGCTACACTTGTCCCACCATATCTTGCTCCTAACTCCAAAACTACATCAGAAGGTTTTACATATTTCTTAATTAAATTTATTTCTCTGTATTCATATTTTTTATAATCTACTCGTTTATTTTTTTCATTAAGGAATTCCATTTATTATAATAATAGATAATAAATGTCAAATGATAATATGAAAACTATTAATGATATAACAATCTTTGTTATTAATTTAGAATGTAGAAAAGATCGTTGGAAACAAGTCCAACAAATGTTTTCAGAAAAAGGTATTACAAACTATGAACGTATAGAAGCCATTAAAACAAAAAAAGGATATTATGGTTGTGTTCTTTCACACATTAAATCTTTAACAGAAGCAAAACAAAGAGGTCTTTCAGAGGTTTTAATTATGGAAGATGATTTTCACTTTGTTGGAAATGGAGAGTTTATTTATCCACAAAAATGTGATGTCTGTCTATATAGTTGTAAATTAAATGAAAAGAAAGATTATGATGATAATTTTTATAGAGTCAATGATGGTCGCCATACGGATTTCTATTTAGTCAAAAGCCATTACTATGATAAACTTATCAGTGTGTTTATGACATCGCTGTTAAATTTATTAAAAGAATATAAACAGAAAAATTATTTAGATGTATCTTGGGTGAAAAATCAAAAAAATGATTTATTCCTTTGTCCCAAAGTCAGATTAGGATATCAGAGAGAAGGATACTCTGATATAATCAATAAAGAAGTAGATAGAACAACTGATTTATTTCACCGAGCATAACCTTTTATTTTCTTTTTCTTTACTTTTTCCGCTAAATCCTTATCAGCTTTTCCCCAAGTTCCTGGTTGTTTCATTATGAAACTATAGATCCGGCCGAAAGCCCATTGTTCCGCACTCATTTTACCTTTAAGACTTCTCCCACCCACTTTTTTTCCAGTTGATTCTGATCTAACAGATTCTGGATTACTCTTTCTGGCCCCAACACCACGATCATAGACTTGGTTAAGAATGCTGATAGGTATTCCTGTAATTCGTGAAATTTCTGATTTACTATGTCCTTTATCTTTTGGAAAACCATATTTTTTATTAAACTTTTCTTTATTAGTTGTCATATTTAATTTTCATATATAAAATTTTAAATTTGATAATTTTATTAAAAAATAGATGTTATATTTTATTGATGACTTTCCATTCGGTCGCTTATCCACTAATGTTTTCATTAGGAAATGTAGATGAACTTCCTTGTGGAGAGCTCCCAAAACACTATCAAGGGGGTCAGTATTGGCAATATTGTTATAAAGAAGAATCTTGGTTTGATGACTCAAATATATTTGATAATCCATTCGTAGATGTTGATGATGAATGTGAATGGGATGATGAAATCAAACCTTTAAAAAAATCTAACTCATATGATATTTTAGAAATTGATGAAGATGCCGATGAAAGTGAAATCAGAAAAGCTTTCAGGAAAAAAGCTCTGGAAACTCATCCAGATAAAACTGGTGGCGATGATGAATTATTTAAAAAAGTTAGAGAAGCATATGAAACAATAATGAAATATTTTAAGCCCTCTTAGGTCTTACGTGAAAGACTACCTGTGTTGTTCCATTTAATGAATTTAATTCTTTTTCATCAGCTCCAACCAATTGGACCTGAAGCTGATTTAATATTGTTTCTGTAGGATTTTTAAGATCTATATATGTTTTTTCTCCGGGAGCAAAATACAGCGGTCCATATTGTCTTCCATCATTGGAAAATTGAGGAACTTGATATAAGATCTTAGAAATACCCGACTGACCACCATTAAACGATTGGTGTGTTAAATTTGGAATCCTTACAAATGCTGAAATAGGAGCTTTTTCTATCTCATTTGGAGAAGTGAATATCACAGTGTTCGTTCCCGATCCAGAAACATAACCATCTATTGATCCTTGGTCTTGGCTCATAATGGCTCGGTCTCTGTATCCAAGAGCCAAAGACATATTAGGAAATCTTTGTCTATTTAATAGATAATCTTCTACTTGGGGAATTGTATATTTATTACCTATTAATACGTGATCCAAAAGGACTCCTTCAGAAGCATTAAAACCATGCGGTTGGAAATAAGCAGCGAGCCCACCCACTGAGAAATAATTCAGATAAGTTTGAGAACCATCAATTGTCGCTACACCTCCTGGTTCAGTAATGACACCATTGACATTCCTAAATAATGTGATTTGCCTTCCATTCACAAGATTATATTTATCAGATGAAGCGATACGATTTGTAGAATAAAAATCAGATCCTGGGACAAATTGTCTCGGGCCAGCTGTTCCTACCTGAGCATCTGTTGCGTTATAAGTTGGGAATAAATAACTGGAATCTCCACCATATTCACTTTCATATTGAGTCATTGTAAGATCTCCTGATCCAATATTAAATTGAGGATAAAGAGCATAAGTTGTATCACCGATTGGTTTAAAACATTCATCACGATTTTTAGAAAGATTTGGTCCCATAAACTGATGGTAAGTTGATGATCCAGAAATCCCAGCAAATACAGAAATGAATGTACCATCACTCTCTAAACGAATTCTATCATATTTAGCATAAAAAGCTGCGGAAGTCATAACTCCTCCACTATGAACTCCACCACTTTCCCAGTATTTCATCTCATACATTTTCCAAGTTGATGTCAAGGTTGGTTCCTTACGATTCATACTACAAAACATACGGAGACCATCATTGGCTCCTGTTCCAGTTTTACACTCCACAACAAAATCATAATGTTCTTTACCTCTTGATTGGGCTACACCAGTGTGATAGCGATAATTATATTTAGTTTCATATCCGTGAGGATATAAATTTTCTACAATTCTGGAAGCTCCTTCTTGGACTTCATATTGGACGTGTGGTCGGGACAATCCAACTTTCCAATAAGTTGCTGATGCGTTATTCACATCAACAGTCATTCTCCCTCCTTGGTTTGAGAAAGGTCTTCCAGTTAATATTCCAACCGCTTGTGTATCATTAAGACTATTATCATTACCCGCTGTTCTATTAAATATTCCTGTGGCGGGAGTCCAAGTAAAAGCATCAGAATGTGATCCATTATTTTTATTAGGTCTCTGTAAATTATAATAAGGAGTGCTTCCTAACTGATTTGTTATGTTTGTTCCTGAACCAGATGTCCTTTGGACGAATTTAATTTTTAAACCCGCTTCTTCACCTGTGGCTGTCGTATTAATATCAACTGAAGCATTAGCGAAGATAGATGGATGACCATAACATTTATTTAGTTTTGATTCTATTTGATTTTTGTATTCATCAAGATTATAAGTTCCTTCATCCAGTTGGATCCTTCGGGGAGCTTCTATCTGGTATGGTTTATCATCTGATTCATCATTCTTTTGACCGAAGTAATGACAGAAATAAGAATTAGATTTTATATGAACATTCGGTGTTCTATTTATTTTTACACTCTCAACAGCAATCTCAGAGTTCGGTGCTATTCTAATTGGCGACCTGAAAAAGTTAGTAAAATTACTGGGATTCTCCGAGGAAATGTTAGAAGTGTTTTCCTCTAATTTAGAAGTGCTGACTATTAAACTCATCTTTTATATTTATGTATAATAAAAAAAAATATAGAGTAAATTTAAAAAAGATGGCTTATGGAAGCAGTGCGAAGAAAAAAGGAAAAGTTAAAGAAATGAAACCAAAGGAATGTAGTTCCTGTGGGGAAACTCAACACAATGTTCCCAAATCTGTAGAACAAGATAAAAAAGTCAAACCTAAAGAAGTTTTCGGCGACAAATATAAGAAGAAAACTAAGTATTAATTTTCATATTCGGACAACATCGCTTTTATGATTTTTGTTTTGTTCCAAGATCTCTTCACATCCACAGGATATTCTTCACCATTACAAACCTGAAGTAATTCATCCTTCGTTATGCCATAGTCCATTACCACTTTGACGTCGGGTTCTGATTCGTGAGAATAATAGGGCTTTTTCACTGGGCAGATCCTCAGGCCACAAAGGAAATAGTGGTTCGGCTTAAAAATTTCGTGGCGAGGTTCCAGATTTAAAGTCCGACCAGACAAATAACTGGCATAAATTCTACCAGAATGAAGCTTTTTCTCGTACCCTCGCCGAAGAAATCCAGACTCCTCATCTGCTTCTCCTTCACCACAATTACGAATAATCTTTTGTAGCTGATTCGGTAAATGAACTTCTTTACAAACCTTTCGGTTGTTTATCACGTGAATCAAATAGTTGTTGTAGAGATACAACCACACATCATAGTCAGTTTCTTGGAGCCACGACAGGAGACTGACATGCGAAGTAGAAATCATAATTTCTTTTCTTTGTTTTGTTGTAGCAAAGTATTTTATGAACTATCAAATTTAATAAGCAGTTGAGAAAGGAATTTAATTATTTCTTAACTTCATCTGTGATTCCCATCTGATAAATTTCTTCCCATCCAATTTTATTCCATTCTTTAATTTCTTCTATGAAGTTCTTTGGACTGAAAGAATGTTGTTTAATAATTTCTTCTAAATCTCCATCATCTTCGTGATGATCTTCTATAATATCAGGGAGACGTTCTTTGATTAATTGAGCTGACAGATAAATATATTTTATACAATGATCATAATACATTTTTTTCATTTGTTTTATGAAATAATCTTCCACCTTTTCCTTTTCTTTCTGTAAATCAAAATATTCATTGTTTAGTTTCTCAATAATATCCCAAGAATCCATATTTTAATTTATTAATATTAAATACAAACTATCAAATTTATTAATACTCCATTTTTGGAGTAATACTCCACTTTTGTAAAAAAGAAAATCAAGAAGTGTTCCAGAAAAAATAGAATTCTCAAAATGGTTCTTAATTTCACAAAAACAAAAAACGGAGTAATACTCCACTTTTGGAGTATTTACTTAAAAGAATAGTCATTATACATAATAGTATGAATAACGATCGTGATAAGGATAAAATAAGAAGAGCTTTACAACGTTTTGATCTCATTCCTTCCAAAAGAAAAACCAAAGCAGAACAAAATAGATATAATAAAATAGGAACATTCATTGATACAGCCAAATGTACGAACTCTCTCTTAATACTTAAATTATGTATTAAACTCATAGAAGATAAAAATACAATATGTGAAGAAGTATCTGAAGATTTAGATCCTATGTTCGTAAAGATATTTAATGATTATAACAAAGAAGAGCCAATGACCCGAGAAGAAATTATTATTTCATTACATCAGTCTGTAAGAGCTCATTCAGCGGATAGGAGTAAAGTATGTGAAGAAAAATACAATCAAAGATTAGAATTTGAGGAGTTAATACAAGAAAAGAATAATAAAATAAGAGAACTCACTAATGAACTCAATGATATGACATTTAAGTATAATAAGTCAGAACAATTAAGAATGGAAATGATAGACAAATATGATAGTGATTCAGAAGAAGAAATAGAACCTATAAATGATTGTTATCAGAAAGATCACACTCCTCTGCCAGTAATAAATTATGATACAGATGATAGTGATGCGGATATAAATTGGAAAGAATTACAGCTGAAACAAGAGTTGGAATTCCAGAAACATAATATTAACATATAAGTAAATTCATTTTTTAATCACTTTAATCATTATTTTTTAATTTTTAGTCATAAGTTTTTTTATATTTATTGATATAAAATGACAGATTATCTTGCTGATGTTGTTATGCCTCCCCCTACCGAAGAACACTGCGAAATACAAGAATCATTACCAGAAGGAGAACCTCCTAAGGATGAAGTATCATATGTATCAGCCGAAGAGTTTGATGATGATGAATTAGACCCTATTCCTGAACCAGTCAAAAAGGATAAGATCCCACAAGATGAAATTTTCACACCACCAAAAGTAAAAACTATTCTTGATCCGGAGCCCACAGAAGATATTCCTCCCCAAAAGAAACCAAAACAAACAAGGAAGAAAAGAGGTCCCGCAACACCAGAACAACTTGAGAGATTAGCAAGGGGAAGAGCAAAAGCTGCTGAAACAAGAGAAAGAAAAAAGAAAGAAAAAGAAGAAGCACTCGCCAAAGAAAAAGCTGATAAGGAGTTGGTAGAAGCGGTCAGAGAAAAGGAACGTAAAAAGTTAAGAAAAAAATTAGAAGAACCAGATGAAGACGTTCCCCCTGTGCCAAAAATTATTGAGAAACCTGTTGTTGTGGAAAAAGGATATTCTCAAAAGGATTTAGATGAAGCGGTCGCCAGAGCTGTAGAACAATCTGTTGCCAAAGTAGAAATCCTCAGGAAACAAAGGAAAGCGATCAAACAAAAAGAACAAGCAAAAGCGAAACACGAAGCAGAAGTTTTTAAAGATATAAATTCAGCTCTAAAGAATGATGTCTGGGCACAATGCTTTTTGTGATTATGAATTTAAAATTTTTATGTTATTAATTGATAAATGGAAGGTCCCAAAGTGATTCCCGTGAAAGATCCAGAACCAATAAAAAGTAATCATCCACCACTTCATCCTAATTTACCTCAGGTAGATGGATTTGGTGGAGGAGCTCTATGTTTATTAATTTCCCCTGTCAGAACAGGGAAATCAACACTCATTTCTAATATGTTATTAAACGATCAATTTTATGATGCTCAGGAAAGATTTGATAATACAACCATAATCAGTAATACGATTGCTAATGATATTACATCAAGATTTTTAAGAAAAGCTTTTGATACTCACGATCATTATTCTGATGAAATTATAAATGGAATTGTAGAACATCAGAAATCTTTTGATAAAGAAGATCAGCCAGAGATCGCTGTTGTGTTAGATGATTGTTTAGGAAGTATTAAACGTGAATCTAAAATCAATCATTTGTGTTCCAGATTCCGTCATTTTAATATTAAACTTTTGATTGTCAGTTCTCAAAATTTCAGGATGTGTAGTCCAATCATTAGACAAAATGCTACAAATGTTATTGTAGGATCTCCTTTTCCAAATCAGAAGGAACTTGGGAAAATGGCAGAAGAATATGGTGATGTGTTCGGTGGAGCTGAAAACTGGTTAAGAATATATGCTCAGGCGACTCCAAATAGATATGACTTTTTACATATGGATTTCCAAAGTAATCCTCCAAAAGCATATCATAATTTTGAGACGTTAGTAGCTGAAGGATCTAAAATTTTAAATTCTCCCGAGTAATTTATTTTTATTTATTTATACTATAAAAATGGCAGAGGCACACGCAGATTTGTTTTCTCTACAAAGTCAGTTGGGAAGGAACTCTATTGATATGAATGAAGCAAAGTTAGAGAATTATAATACTAAAACTCTTTTATATAATCAGTTAAATAATAATGAAAAACAAAAAGTTTCAGCTGATAATTATAAAGAAGTAGAATCAGATGTTGTAAAAGTTCCAGCAGTTTATCAGGTTGGTAAAGCGACGACAGAAGCGGCAGGAGCTTTTGGAAGGGGAACAGTCAGAGGTCTTCAGCAGGCAGCCCGTGAAGGTGGTGTCGCCGCCGATGAAGCAGTAATGGGAACTGGTAATGTTCTTAGAAATGTTGGAGTGAGAGATGTTGGTTCAGCTTTGGCTCGTGGAGCCAGAGGAGCGGGTAAATCATTGGCTTCTTCAGACGCAGCTCAGGGAACTAAATTATTTGCTACTAAATTATTTGGTGAAGAAGGAGTGACACCTCTAAAAGATATTGGTGGTTTTGAGGGTATCGCCGCAAGAACTCTTGGAGGTGAAGCGGCAGGAGCGGGAGCAGAATTATTCGGTAAAGTAGCGGGTAAAGCTGTCGGCCAAATTGGTACTGGTATTGCTGTTTATGAAGATGTTGATAATTTCTTACAGACGGGTAATATTTTTAATAGTAAAAACGCTGATGGAACTATTCAGAAAAATACTCTTGGAGAAGATATTGGGAACATTGCTACAATTGGTGCTGGTGCTTTGGATGTTCTGGCAGCTTTTACTGGAGGAGCTCTTGCTCCAATAGCTCTCGCCGCTAATATCGCAGCAGCGACAGAAAGCACAGTCGCAACAGCAGAAGCAGATTCAGCACAACAAAAAACAGATGAGGCAAATCCTCCATCAGCGAAACCTCCTCCACCTTCAGCTCCCGCAGCTTTCGGTCAGTATGGACTTTTAGCAAATCAATCTCACAATCCACTAAATCATATTGGTTAAGTCTTTTTTTAAATTTTTCTCCCATAAATTTTTTATTTGTTGTCATTATAAAATATGACAAGTTTTTGGACGAGCGATGAAAAGATTCCCATTTCCCAAACGAAGATTTCTGTCCCAGCTGAGCATGGGTTAGAATATTCGCCAGGTCAGAAATGTGAGTTTCATTTACCTGCTTCTGTTGGATTTTTTCAGCCGAAGGAATCTTATTTAAATTTATCTGTAAAGATCTCAAAGGATGCTACTAACGCCCCAACTCGTCTTCAGTTAGATGCTGAGACGGGGGTTCAGGTTTTAATCCGTGATGTCAGGATCTATTCTGGTGGAGCTGGTCGCCAACTATTAGAAGAATATCAGAACTACAATGTTTTAACTGCTCTAAAATATGATTATGAATCTAATGATACTCTCAAAGCGAAGAGGTCTCTCACAGAAGGTACGACCGTTCATAATAAACAACAGCGTTTCACTACTGGTCCAGAATATTCAGAACAGAACAATGTAGATCAGAATCCTTATTTTGAGCCACTTCCCGCTTCGGCCAGTTTCAGTACTGCTTGGACGAACTCTTCATATCAAGAAGTAAAAGCTCTTCTCCCACTTCACACTGGTATTTTCCAGAATGATAAGATCTTCCCTATCGCTATGACTGAGGGTTTAGTTGTTGAGATTATTTTTGAGGATGCTCGCAGGGTTTTTCGCACATTAGATCAGACTAATCGGTATCGTCATCTTATGGGCAATCCATTTTTCCATTCTGTGAATGGTTCCAACTCTGCCCCTGATGAACCAGCAGCCAATAATGCTTCGGCATTCACTTCATTCTATGTCCGGCGAGACAATTGTCAAGGTTGGTCTGGGAACATCAAAGCTTTTCCTTTTGTAATTGGTGAAGAGTTCCGTTTCATCAACGCTTCTACTGGTGTTGATAATCCATCTATCGCAAGTGGTTCTACTGTCGCTAAGATTAAACGTATAGAATATGTTGGTGGAACTACCAACGCAATTAAGGTCACTGTAGAGGGAGCCACTGGATACAGACCCACGGCAAAATTAGATCAGGAACACGTAATGTATTCACGATCACTATTAGATGCGACAACTTATGCTCCCAGTTATACAATTACTAACGCTGAGTTTGTAGTCCAACAGGTTCAGATGCCAGCAGGATACACTTCTAAATTACAGCAAATGATGAAGGGTGGTGGTGTTATGAACTATGATTTTGTATCGGCTACCAACTACAAGATCTCCCAGTTAAGATCTGAGCGAGTAGCGAATCTAAGATTACCACTCAATCAGTCAAGGGCAAAGTCTATTCTATGTATTCCAACGGACGCATCAGCTTCGGGAACTAAGGAACTCTTAGAAAGCCAAAATACTTATATTACTCACTATGATCTTTTCAGTGATTCATCTACAAGAGCTTGGAACGCCAATCGCTCTCAGAGAACTGGTTTAGTAGGATGTGTTGATGAGCTCTCCTCGTATCAGTTATTCTATGATGGCAAGCTGAATCCGAACAGAAAAGTATTCACAAATAAAATCGCTACAAAGAACTCTATAGATCAGCAACCATTAATTGAGTTAGAAAAAGCTCTTGTGATGGGTGGAATTAAACCCTTCAGTATGATGAAATATCGTGAAAATTTCTGTATTGGAAGAGCTTTCAGTCTCCAGAATGGTGTTTATGATACTCGTGGCAAGGACTTCGCTCTCCAAGTTGAGTATCAAGAAACGGCATCCCCGACGGTTGATAAGCTCTGGAATTGTTGGTGTGTTCATCTTCGTCGTATCGCTATTAGCGGTTCGGCCATCGCTCTCCAGATTTAAATTTTATTATAGAGGATAGAAAATATCTCTTTGGTATATTCACTTAAAGATATATCGTTCTTATATGATAATGGGAAAAACAACAAAAGAGCAATATGATAAATATAATCATAGTGAAGCGGGAAGGGAATCAAGGAGAAAATACAAATTAACAGCCAAGGGACAAAAAGCTGATAAAATAGGAAAGTGGAAATCTGATCTTAAGATTAAATTAAGACCAGATGAAGATTGGGATTCAGTTTATCTTACTTGGCTACTCACAGAAAATTGTATGTTCTGTGATAAAGATATTACAGATAGAAAATTTAAATGTTTAGATCATAATCACGAAACAGGATTTATTCGTGGAGTAATATGTAAAAAATGTAATCATCATACGAATGAAGTAAAATATTAAAGTTCTTTATTTTTTGGATTACTCATATTAGGTCCAGAAAGATATTGTTTTAATCTTAAATCAAATCTTCCATTTTTTCTTTGGAATAATCTACAATACATAAAATATTTATTAGCAAGAAATTCTTTATCTTTTTTCTCACTCTCAAAACTTCTACCATCACCATCACATCCTCCATTGTTATAATTCTTAGTCTTACAAGCAACCCAATTATTTTTTAGTATCTTTCCATCCCTTAAAAAATGGAGAATACAATTCTCAAAGTCTTCACTATAATTTGTTTCTAATTTAATTTCTTTTCTTATAAATCTGAATCTTAAACATCCTAACATATAACGGAGATCTGTTGTGTAGTGATCGCATTTAGACATAAATAAAGGATTACAAACAGAATATGTTCCTCCATAAGAACAACCAGTAAATTCCATTTTTTCTTTCATCTCTTGACACAATCCTAAAAAGCTGTCAATAGGTTTCCTTTCCTGATCTACAATGTATTCAAGATCATCATCAATCTCAACAATAAATTCTCCTTCATCAAAATGTTCTGTGATATAGTTGTGCGTTGCTCCGATGCCCTTAATATCAATTGGTACCAAATTAATCGCCACTATAGATTCATAATCATTTAAAAATTTATCATCTTCACGAATGAAAACATAAACTTCACTTCTATCAACATTCATCATATCAAGATATTTTAGAGTTTTCTCAAGAAGACCTTTTGGTCGCTGAAAGGATGGAATTACAAACTTCATTTAATCTATAAATATGACAAAGATAATAAAAAATTTGATAATTTTTAAAAAAATATATTAATAAGATAAATATGAATACTAACACAGGACATTCTATCAGAAAGCGAACAAAAGCGAATGATGTATTTCTAACACCAGTGGTTCTCGCCAAGAAACACATAGAAATGATCCCCTATGTTGAGGGGGAAATTTGGTACGATCCATTTAAGAACACAGGAAATTACTTTAACAACTTTCCTTCTCCCGAAACATCAAAGTGGTCTGAGATTTTAGAAGGTAAGGATTTTTTTGAGTTTGATGAAAAAGTAGATGTGATCTGTAGTAATCCTCCGTATAGTATGATCACAAAAGTTATAGAAAAGTCTATTCAGCTCCAACCGAGAGTAATCAGTTATTTGATTGGGATGGGTAATCTAACAACCAAACGTATAGAAGATCTTAATAAAGCTGGATACGGATTAAAAAAGTTAAGAATGTTAAAGGTTCATCAATGGTATGGAATGAGTTTCATAGTTCATTTTGAGAAGGGTTGTGAGAATTGTATTGAGATTGACAGACAAATATTTCACGAAGATTAAGTTTAAATTTAAAAATATTTTTTATCTTATATATTATATATAATGAAGATTCATAATAGCCATTCCAGAAAAGAATTATTTGATATTATTTCAGTGTTTGAACTTCCAATCGCTAATCGTAATGAATTTAATAAAGCTCAGATTCAGATGAAGATGATAGAGTGTTTGGATTACTTTGATAAGATTAATCCAGATATGGAATACTTTTTTATTGAGACTAAAGAAGATCTTATAAAGTATTTGGAATATCCAAATCCCCACAAAACATTAACAATCAAGGAAAAGGATGATGTGATGTCAAGGAGTAAAAAGATTATCAACTATTCCCGAAATAATTATTATTTGATGCCCTCTTCTTATATGTCATTTGATGAAGTTTATACAGATGCGGTTCATATCTCAAAGCATGGTGGGATCCCAAGTGTAAGAAAAGCTATAGAGTTATTAAATAAAGATCCTAAACTTGCTTTTCCAATTGAGATTAAAATCCCTAAAAGAGTTGAGAACCAAATAAAAAAAAAGAAAAAGTTAAAACAACATCAGATTCCGTTGTATGTTAAGCATGGTAAATTTATTGTGAATTTTGATTAAGAATCTGTTTCAGTAATTCTAAATGAGGTAAATCTAACTCTCCGGGCATATCAGAATCCTTAAATCTATCTTTATTAATTGTATTTCCTTCATCACCTCCGTGAGCCACACAGATCATCATCATTCTAATATCAAGATTAACCATTTGTTTTTCATTGTAAGCGATCATTTTGGCTCCTTCTCCCATATTACTATCATTTCCTTTACTAATAAATCCTCCCATACTTCCGTGATGTTTTTTTGTGAAACACATTACTGCTTCGTGTCCTTGATGTTTATAACCACATCTTATCCCTGTGATTTTATAATCCATATCTGGATAAATAAACATCATACTGGAAGATGATGTAATTCCAACTTTATATTGTTTGAGAGCTGATACAGAATATCTTGCGTATGTTGGGAAATAAATATCATCTGAATCCATCATTAAGATAATTTTATTTACTGAACTTTTCACTAATTTATTTCTTTTTTCACCAATAGATCTTCTAACATCTTTTTCATATTTATATTGGAGAGTTGCTGGTTTGAGTTTTTCTTTAAAAAATTCTAATTCATCTTTATTTCTAAAGAGATCTTCAGGACCATCTTGTAAAATATTGACTTCTATTTTATCAGGAGGATAATCCATCTGAACCAAATTACAAAGAATTAATGGAACAAATTTCCTTCTTTTATAACAAGGAATACAAATGGAGATCTTCGGACATTCTTCATCTGTAAGAATTTTATCAACTGGTGAAATTGGTAAAAAAGGAATATCAGGATCACTCGCCATTTATTAAAAGAAAGATAAAAAATTTTTAGATTAATTTTAAAAAGAACTTTCTTCAATTAAAATATATTGTTTAAATCTTCTTTGTTCGGCTCTAATAATATCATAGTTTTTAATAGATGTCATTGGTTCTTTATTCATATCAATGGGATGATAATGATAAACTTTATCAAGAGATCTTTTAACCCAATCATTTTTGGTTCTATCTCTTCCAAACATAAATCCATTACAAAGGAATACAAATTTATTTTCTTTAATGATTTCAGGTAAAACTTTTAAGATTTCTTCATCATCCCAATGTTGTATAACATCTTTAAGAATCACAAGATCATATCCTTTTGGGATTTGAGTAGCATCTTGATGAATAAATTTAACATTATCTTTTACATATATGTGATTATCTTCTATGACACTTTTCACACAATCAATTCCAGTATAATTTAAATTAGACCAGTCTATTGTTTTACTAAAATTCCAATCTCCACAGCCAACATCACAAATATTTACAATATCGTGATCCTTGATAATTTCCATTAATAAATTAATATACCATTTTTGATCGGGTGAAACAGAACTCCCAGTACCAGAAGTTCCTTTACCATCTCTTTTCCCCCATTTTGATTTATCATAGATTTCTGTGAATTTATGTTCCATTTATAATTTATGAAAGAAAATATTTTTTAAACAAATTTATAAAATTCATTAGAATGTTTATTTTTACGATTATTTTGGATTTGTGAATCATAGGGCTCTTCTACGAAACACGCAGGATAAACATATTTTACATTCTTGATTACATTTCCAAAGAGAATATCTATCGCTCTCCAACGTTTTAAATTGGAAATTTGTTGGAAGATCTCTTCAGCGATTTCCCATTTAGGAATATAATACGATAGACAACAGATCATTCTATATTTTTCAGTATCTAATGTATTGATTCCTTCCTTATGTTCCAAAAAGATCTTTTCATTACTGGTAATCTTTTTGTTTCCAATAAATCCACCGAGGTATGTGAGACAATCATCGGGTAAATTTTCTGGGATAGAATTAACAAGAAGAGCATCATCCTCAACTATTATTACATTATTGATTTTATTCTCAACAATATGTTTTAATAAATTCATATGTGAAAGGAAACAACCAACTTTTCCAAGATGTTGAGGAGTTCTCCTTACATTATGATATGATACCATTTTATTACATTCATCACAATCATAATCTAATTCTTTTCCATTAACAGCTCTCCAGTGAGTATATTCACTTCCTTTCCATTTAGGAAGTCTTTTAGAGTTTTCCATAGAAATAAAGAATTTATTGAGAGAACTTTTACAATTAATAATATCTTCTCGTAAATAACAAACAAATGATAATCTACTGAATCTATTATTTAATCCAAGTATTCCAACATCAAGATTATCTTTAAAAGTTTTTTGAGGATTTTCATCATTATATTGTTTATCTTCATCAGTTTCATATAATTCTGTATTTCCGTGATATTGATGAACGTCAGCTATTAGAAGATCTCCGTGTCGCATATCAATGGCAACTCTAAATTTAGGAAGAACAAATAATCCTCCGTGATATTTATTTTCTTCTAAAACACTCAGACAAGCGAAGCCACCGAAGTCTCCACTATCTTTATGAACCGCTGTTCTAAAATTTCTATTGATTGTGATTGTAGAGAAAGGACTATTAGGAATATGAAAATCATTAATTCTTGCTCTTTCCATCTGATCTATATATTTGGAGTAAAGGAGATCTTTGTAGTGTTCTCCTATTTTCTGAAAGAATGGGATAGATTTTTCATATTTTTCCATATTGGTTTTGGTGTAGTGAGATAATCTACAAGGTAAATCAACTCCAAGACCTTTTGTTTTCCCATAATAACCTATTGGTTGTGAAGCGACTTCATTATTAACTTTCATTTTGCTCTCTTTCATTTCTCCCGTTTTTTTATCTTTTACCATATACTTGGCCGACCATTTATCAGACCAATATATTTTTCTTTTTTTCCAATAAACACTTTCAGGATCAATAGGTCCCGCACTGGCTCCACGACCTCTACTACTTTTGGCAAGATATTTACAACTATCCCAAGCAGTTGTTAGAAGATCTTCTGAAAATAAATTCTTTCTAAATTTAAATATGACATTACCCTCGTGATAGTAATCAGTATCTTCACTGATAATCCTATCATAAGAAGAGTCATCAAGGTACTTTCCTCTGAGTGAATCACATTCTTGGTCTGATAAACAATCGGTGGCATAGATTTCATTTACCATAGAGTTTAATAATCATAAGATAAAAATAAAACTTTAATTATTTAAAAATAAATTATATTATAGATATAGTGAATATGACAATCTTACAGGAAATCCAAAGTATGTATGAAAAGAGGGTAGAAAAAAAGGAATTAACTAAGATGCCGACAGAAACAACAATGAAAAAACATTCTCGTAATCTTGAGAAGCTATCAGAACATTTAACAGGTAAAGTTCCTACACTAATCGGTGAGATGAAATGGATGATTGATGATGATCCAGAGGAAGTAATTTCTAAGATGAAAACTATGAAGGGTCGTGGCTCAGAAACTATTGGATTATCTTCACAACAAAGTTATATGTTTAGTATTCTGGTTGGTGTGAGAGTGATGGATTTTGATAATTATCATAATAATAAATTATATTCTTTGGCGTATGATACTGTGAATGATAAAAAGGGTTTTAAGAAACAACTTGATGCTCACAAGACAAATAAGGAAAATGTATTTGTTCCAGAATATAATGAAGTTCAGAAAATAGTTGATAAATTTATCAGTGAGGGGGATGATTTGGATTTTAAGATAATTCTAAAAATTTACACAACCTATCCTTTCAGGTTAGAGGTGGCTGATTTAAAATATCTACCAACACTTCACAAATACAAGAGTGAAATGTTAAAGGAACAAAAGGGAAATTATATTGTCAAAAAGTCTCGTCCCAGGGATAGTTTTATGTTTTCATTTAATGATTACAAGACCTATAATGTCTATGGAGAGCGTAAAATTGACATCAAGGATAAGACCTTAGTAAATCTATTAAGGATGAAAAAGATGGATGGTGGCGAGTTTTTGTTTGGTGAAAATGGGATGTTGAGAAATACATTATCAAAGAAAATCACAATGTTCTTTGAGAAAAATGGAATAGAAGGTGTAAATCCAACGAATCTTACAAAAATGGTAATAAAGCATCAATATGATAAAATGGGTCCTGAATTAAGAGAAACTCAAGAAAAGTTGGCGAAGGAAAGAGGTCATTCAGTATCAACTCAATTAATGGTTTATTTGACAGAATAATTTACCACCACCATTTACTATCTACAACAACACATTCTTTATCTTTTTCTGATTCTTCAGCCCTTCGCTTATCAAGATCCTCTCTTAATGGTTTGATTTGAGATTTGAGTAAAACTAATTCACTCCTCATTTTAAGCAACTCTTTTTTAAGAACACGGATTTCATCGTTGGCGACATCAATTGGCTTTTTGCCTAAAGGATTATCTTTTCCCATTTATTTCACTTACTTTTTTTTTCCATCAACGAGATTTAAAAAATCAATAATATCTCGTTTGTGTCTTCTTACAAGAGCTTCACATAATTTATTATCCATACTGGGATTGTATCTGGGATTTCCACCAGCATTAATTAATGGGTAGTCTCTTCTCCAGTATTTAAATTTATCTGAATAAACATCGTTCATCCAATTATCACAATACCAATTTTTCAGTAGGGGAGGGAAAACAAACTCAAAGATCTGGTAGTGAGTTTCGTGGATTAAAAACTGAGTGGCTATTTGGTCGTTGTTAGACCATCCCGCCGCCCAACCAACATTTCCTTGTTTATTTAATTGTTTTTGGAAGACCCGAAGCCAAGAGGGATCATTAGGAAATCTAATATCATCTCCACAAATCTTAAACCATTGGAATTTATGTGAGAGTGCTATTTTAAAGAGATTATTCCAGATAGCTACGACATCTCCTTTTTTTTCATTTTGTGGGATCCATATAATATTAAATTTCATCCAGACAGCGTTAAATTTTAATCTTTCTTCATCTTTACTATAGATGGGGTCGTCCTCATCGTATCCGACAAACACAGAAATAGGAACGTCAGGACAATGATTATCCAGCGATTTACAGAATACATTCCAGAGATAAGTGTCTTCAGAGGTTTTCCACTCTTCTCTGAATCTTGTGGTTGATGGTACGATAAAAGCGGTAGAATTAGCATTCATTATATTTATAAAAGAGATTTTAATTTAAATTGATTCATAAAAAAAAATAAAAAGTTGTAAATGACTGAATATAAATTGTGTAGAAAGAAGAAACAAATTTGGGACATAGTAAGTTTAATGGGAGGTGAAAGGATCAAGGTTTGTCAGACTCAGGCCCAGTAAGATCTTCATCATCTGATTCTTCTTCTGACTCTGAATCATAGTTCATAATTTCTTCTTCATAACATTCTTTTACCATTTCATACATATCTGATTCACCTTCATCAAGGACAAGACCTCCTTCCATATGGGGAGTATCCCAGACCTTAATATAATTACCTTCAGGACAACTTACGAACGTGAAGACTTTTTTCTTACCTTCCTTGTTATGAATGAAACAACCATTCTTTGTAATTACATAATCTTCCCAGTGATCTCCGCCCCCCGAAATATTAATACGATACTCTCCGTCCTTTATAGTGTATCCGTAAGCCCTGTCCCATCCTGAATCATCTTTTTCATATTTAGATAATTCTTCATCATCTGATTCTTCTTCTGACTCTGAATCTTCTTCTTCTGATTCTTCTATTTCATATTTTTCATATTTTCCCCCGACAATCCAATCATCAAGAATACGAAGATCTGTATAATTACAATCGCTAAGATATTTTGTTGGAATGTTTCCAGGATCACCGTCATATTTTTCTTTCATATGAAAGTTTTCCCTGTAATACTTTTCTTCGTCTTCCCACCAATTAACCACGAGACCTTTAAACGCCCTGACAACTCCATCTGGTATTTTAAGTTTCTTGTTCTCTTCTCTGAGTTCCTTGATTTCCTCTTTGAGATCTGCTATTTCTACTTCTTGGAATTTCAGGAGTGTTCCTTCCTTGAGTTTCTTGTTCTCCTCTTCCAGCTCACGAATGTGATTGACAAGTTCTTCCATTCCAGTAATGAATTCAGTCGC